GCCGTCCCGCTATTCGAAATAGGTTGACCATGTTTTGTGATACAGAATGGAGGCGGTATGCGCAACAACGACGGGAGTTCATCCGCTTGATCGAGGGATTGCAGCCGCGAGCATTCGTGATGGAGAATGTATCGGGCATGGCAAAGGGCGGGATGCGCGGCGTATTCAACGAGATCCTGGCAGGGTTGAAGGAGACCGGTTATCACGTCGAAGTGCGCAAGCTGAACGCGATGTGGTACGGCGTACCGCAGAGTCGTGAGAGGATCATCTTTGTGGGTATGAGAGATGGACAGGATGTCAAGTGGCCGGAGAAGCAGAAGATTATCACGGTGCGAGAAGCGCTGAAAGACGTCCCTGATGATCCAACGGCGTTTACGGTTGGAGCACATACGAAGATTTATCAGGCCATGCGGCACGTCAAGCAAGGGCAGTCACAGCCGGGGCATCATGGGCATATGAGGTTGCCGATAGATAGGCCATCTCCGGCGTTGCTGGCTGATTCTGGCGTTGGCCGGTATCATTTCTGGCATCCTATTGAGCATAGAACGTTGACATTCATTGAACTTAAACGGCTTTCCTCTTTTCCCGATGCGTTCATATTAGAGGGCAAACCAGGAGATAAGTGGGCAAGAATCGGCAACGCCGTCCCGCCGAAGATGATGCAGGCAATAGCTGAATGTGTGAAGGAAGTCTTGGAAGGAGATGAGTGATGGCAAGTAAACCGACAGGCAAACCAAACGGACGACCGACGAAATATGATCCCAAGATTCATCCTGGAATCATCGCAAAACTAGCCGCTGCGGGGATGATCGATGAAGACATGGCTGAGGTGCTAGACATTAACATCGCTACGTACTACAGATGGCAGGCTGCACATCCTGAGTTTAGCGAGGCCGTAGCCAGTGGGAAAGCAACTCCGATTGCGGTGGTTGAAGATTCCCTCTATCGCCTCTGCAATGGGTACACGTTCAAGGAAGACAGTTCTCAAGGCCTGCAGGTACAGAAAGTGAAACACCCCGACGTGCGGGCGATCGAGTTCTATCTGAAAAACGTAGCGCCTGATAAGTGGAGAGACAAGCGTGAACTAGAACACAGCGGACCCGGTGGAGGGCCTATCGTTCACGACGATCTTGCCGGGATGACAAACGAGGAGTTAGAGGAACGTATGAGGATATTGAAAGGAGATGATGATGCATAACGGGTTGGATTTGACTTTCGAGAGCAAAAATGTGTATAATGTGGAAGTGGGTGAGGTCGCCGGGAGCCTTGCCTGTCAAGGATCATCCTTATTTTCGGGGTGATCTCACCCACTAACTCTACCGAAAAGGAGTTAGACATGATCGAGCAATACGAACAATTCATAGTCAGGAAGTCACAACTAACGGGCGGGTCAGGGTTCGAGCCTTTGTGGATGCCAGACTTCCTATATGACTTCCAACAAAGCCTAACTGAGTGGGCTATCCGTCAAGGGCGTGCGGCGATCTTTGCTGACTGCGGCCTTGGGAAGACGCCGATGCAGCTAGTGTGGGCTGAGAACGTAGTGAAGAAGACAGGTGGCAAGGTGCTAATCATTGCCCCTCTTGCGGTAAGTCATCAAACGATTCGAGAGGGCAAGAAGTTTGGTATTGAGGTTAGGCGCTCAGATGATGGCAAGGCTTACAACGGGATCACGATCACTAATTATGAACGTCTGCATCACTTCTCACACGAAGACTTTGCTGGGACAGTCTGTGATGAGTCCAGCGCTATCAAGTCTTTCCACGGGAAACACCGTGAGCTTGTGACAAAGTTCATGCGCAAACAACAATACCGACTATTATGCACCGCAACGGCAGCCCCTAATGATTATATAGAACTCGGCACATCTAGCGAGGCGCTTGGTGAGCTTGACCGAACAGATATGATGTCGCGGTTCTTCAAGAACGATGAACGCTCAACCGTTTACGCTCACGCAAAATGGATCGGGCAGAATGGCGGCAAGCAGGTAGGATGGAGGCTCAAAGGTCACGCACAAGAACCGTTCTGGCGTTGGGTTAGTTCGTGGGCGCGTGCGCTTAGAAAGCCATCAGATTTAGGGTTCTGTGATGATGAGTTCAAGCTTCCACCTATCAGCGAGAACTCGCACATAATAGATCCTACTACTATCCAAACAGGCAAGCTCTTCGACATGCCAGCCGTGGGGCTTAGGGAAGAAAGAGAGGAGGCGCGTAGAACGATACAAGAGAGGTGCGACAAGGTAGCTTCGCTGATCAACGATACAGGACAGCCCGCTATCGTATGGTGCCATCTGAACGCAGAGGGAGACTTGCTAGAGAAGTTGATACCAGATGCAATACAGGTAGCAGGAAAGAACACTGATAGGGAAAAGGAGGATAGGCTCTGGGCCTTCGCGTCAGGGAAGGAGCGCGTGCTAGTGACTAAGCCGAAGATCGGCGCTTACGGATTGAATCTTCAACATTGTGCTCACATGACTTTCTTCCCATCGCACTCATATGAAGAGTATTACCAGGGCGTGCGGCGGTGCTGGAGGTTCGGACAGAAGCGGCCCGTTGTGGTAGATGTGGTTTCAACGCCAGGCGGAGAGCGAGTGATGGAGAATCTTGCCCGCAAAGCCAAACAAGCCGATGAGATGTTCACTATGCTCGTGCGGTATATGAACGATGCAGCTTCGTTATCAAGGAAATCTTACTACACCAAGGAGGAGGTAATGCCAGCATGGCTATAGGTAATCAGGTGATCAAGGATAAGTACGCGTTGTATTTAGGGGATTGCATGGAGGTCATGGGCAAGATGCCATCCGAGTCTGTGCATCTATCGGTGTACTCACCACCGTTCGGCGGGATGTATGTCTACAGCTCCAGCGATCGAGACCTGTCAAACTACGCAAACATAAAGGACTTCTTTGAGCATTATGAGTTTATCGTCAGGGAGATCTTTCGTTTGACACCACCGGGCAGAATGACGGCGGTTCATTGCATGGACATACCGACAGGGAATTCAGGTTGTGATGATCTGCTCGATTTCCCAGGCATGATCATTCAGATGCACAAGAAGATCGGGTTTCACTACGCGGCACGATATCATGTGTGGAAAGAACCTCTCAAGGTGCGCAACCGCACGATGATGAAGTCCTTGCATCACAAGACCATGATTGATGATTCGTCACGGTGTTCTGTTGCAAATGCTGATTATCTGCTCATGTTCAGGAAGCGAGGAGAAAACAAGATACCGATACAGCATCCTACTGGGTTGATGGAGTATGCAGGGGAGCGACAGATACCAGCGGAGGTACTGAGCCATCGGGGGTACGTGGGCAACCAGATCAAGAACATCTACTCACATTGGATCTGGAGACAATACGCGAGTGCGTTCTGGGATGATGTGAGGATAGATCACGTGCTCCCTTACAAGGAATCAAAGGAAGAGGACGATGAGAAGCACATCCATCCATTGCAGCTTGACGTGATCGACCGTTGCCTAGCCTTGTGGAGCAATCCAAGCGAGACCATTCTGACTCCCTTCATGGGGGTAGGGTCAGAGGTCTACGGTGCTGTGAAGGCCGGACGCAAGGGGATCGGAATCGAACTCAAGGAGAGCTACTACAAGCAAGCGGTGAGAAACCTTGAGTCGCTAGCGATTGCGGAGCCAGAGCAGATAGCGTTGATAGGGGTGAATGATGACTGAGAAACGGTTGGATCTTGAAGGTATCGTGCAACTTTCAGCACGTGCGTTGCAAGAAGCAGCAGCATTAAGAATAGAAGACGCTGGGCATATGTGGCGATTTTATCGTGATGCGGAGGATAGGCTTTGCCGGCGTGATGCTGATGGGAAGGAAGAGGTTGTACCTGACTATCCAAATGATATCACGGCAGCTATGTCTCTTGAACCACAAGACAGGCGCAGGGAATATGGGAAGGCGTTAATGGCTGTCTTGGGTCTCGTTCACGGTGAAACAATTGAATGGGAAACGGTAATGGATTTGGCGTTCGCACGTGCAATAGATAGAACCTGCGCATTTATCTTAGCGGTAGAAAGCGAAAACGCATGATGAAGCGATCGAGATAAGGAGATAAGAAACATGAGACATGCAAGTCACGAAGAGTGGGGAGTGCGGTATGGGCTAGTTGGTAAAGGCGATCATGTGATGGCTAAGCAACGTTTTTTTGCCAGCGAGGACAAGAGGGACAGGTTTATTGAGGAACTGGTTGACCAGAAGAACTTCACTAACATTCTTGGCTACAGCGATCCGAGTGAGGGCTAAGACAAACTGATCCACTCGTGTGGAAGGGACAGCTTAAGTGACAAAAGCATCGGACATTACGAATGGGAACGAGTTGAGGCGCCTACTTAGGGAATTAGCCAAACGGCGCCTTGCTTCTTTCTGTGAATATGCAGAGGAAGGACGATGGCAGCACGCTCCTCATCTTGACTATCTCTGCAAAAAGATTGAGGAGGCAGAGGAGTGGATCAATGGTGGGCATGATGAGATCAAG